CTTGTGCTTGGACAAAACGGACCAAAGAAACTTTTGGAGTGGCTTCAGAGCGAAACCTAGCAAGGGTGGGCCCTTGGTGATAGTACGGACCTTCAAGGCTTCCGCCAGTGCCAGCGGAACGGCGAGCGGCTCTTCGGACAGAGCTGCCTCAACCGCGCGTGCGTAGAGCTCGGCAAACCGGGAACGGAGTTCCAGGTCATCGATCACCACGTCTGTTGCCCTTGAAGTCTGGATGACCTTCGCTGTCACCAACGGTGTAGAGGATGTGAGGCCCTCCAGGAGAGTGGGATGATCGAGAATCGTTCCGACGGTGCCCAACAACGTGCGAGAGTTGTTGTAATTTGCACTCGTGCTCGGAAAGAAAGGACGCAAACGCTCAGCGTCCGTGTACTGTGATTTTCCGTACACTTCTCGAACCACGCGCCTCACGGCGACGCGGAACTCTGCCTGGGTGAAGTACAAGGGCAGCCAAGGGTTAGACGCACGAGCATCGTCAGACCACTTGAACAGCGCAGGCGCCACGGGCCTCTCAGGGCCCGCCTCGTCGGAGAAGGAGGGAAGAACTGCCTCGGCAACGTTCTCCGCGACCTGAGTGGTAAGAGTTTGGAAGGTACTCTTCTCACCAGCTCGCAGATAATTGTTCCCGGGACGAGGAAATCCCTTCTTGGAGTACAGGAGACTGGTGATAAAACCACGCCAGTCATTCATAACTCCAGCAGCCGTGCCTTGCTTCAGCCGAAGCTGAAAGCGATAAGCACGACCCCCCAACAAGACACCTGGACAAAACTCACCGAGCGGCGCCTTCACAGGCGGCAGCTCAGGAGGCTCACTATCGAAGTCCGCGATATGGAACGCGAAAAACGAGGCAAGCTTGTCCTTGAACATCTTGAGCCAATCCCCACCGTAGTACTCTCTGCACAGGCGCATGTACCAAACATGTGCGCCCTTTGTGGAGTATCCAGTGTCATCAAATCCATAGAGCCTGTAGACAGTCAACAAGACGTCCACGCTCCCTCGGATCATGGAGGCGAGTTCCAACTCGGCCTCCGAAGAACCAGCAGGCCCCTTGGGCGCTGCTGGACGGAGTTTACTCTCTACCATAGAGTGGGTCTGCACCAGACCCGCTGGAAGGCCACTACCCACCGTTGATGAGACGGTGGTGGCCAGCTTGTATGCTGTCAGAACGTTG